TGTGCCTTGGAAAAGCAAAACAGAACGGCTGCTTGCCAAGCTGTTTCTAACAAAAACTATTTTTTCAGCGTCATTTGGGTCAAGCTGAACAAAAACGTCGCCCCCTAGATCGCCTGAACTGTAAAATTCAATCCACTTATTGCGTCCGTCTGAGGTCGCACCGTTGCTTATTTGAAGTGTGTTTGGTGATCCGGATGAACCCGCGCTAGTAAGCGTAACCCGCTCTGCGCCATTAATTGCTTGATCCAGAATATCGAAATTGACGTTTGTAGTATCACCCCATGTACCCGACTGCTCACCAGTGGCCGGTTTTTCAATACCGAGGTTAACTGTATAGGTACTTGGCATCTATTTTATCCTCACGCTGCTATTTGCGTCCAATTTGCGCTCTGGGTTGGTTCTTCCTCCGACCATGACGGCGACTGGTTAACATCTATCTCACTATAACCCGGATTTTGATCCGGGACAATGTTAGAGTATACCAGTACATTTCCGACAACACCTGTTGCGCTGACTCCTATTACATTTATTACAGCATCACTTTCTACGGTGACACTACCGACTTGACCTGTTCCACTTACACCACCAACGTTAATTGTTTGACCAGTTCTTACTGAAACTGATCCAATGGTGCCTGTCGCAGACAAGCCTGTTACCGGTACATTGGCTTCGCCATCTATAGTAGCGTCGCCTACCTGACCAGTAGCTTCAAGACCTGTTGGGAATACATTGGCTTTTGCAACAATCGTTACTGAACCAACGGACCCTGTGGCCTCAAGTCCTGTGACGGGTACAATTGCGCCAGCTTCGACGCTTACGGAGCCTACCGCTCCAGTGCCCGACACACCCGTAACGTTTACGTTTGCATCTGCGGTGACCGATACGGAGCCTACTGCTCCAGTTCCGGCCAATCCGGTGACGGGGACATTCGCATCAGCAGTTATGCTGACCGAACCGACCTGCCCTGTTCCCGCTACACCTGTAACGTTAACATTGGCATCTGCCGTTGTAGTGACACTGCCTACTTGGCCAGTACCAGCTACCCCTGTTACAGATACGTTGGCGGCTGCGTTTATTGTTACGCTGCCAACACTACCTGTTGCTTGTAGTCCTGTTACCGGTACATTGGCTTCCGCCACAACCGTTACAGAACCTACAGAACCCGCAGCTTGTGGTAGCCCACTCTGGGACCACGGGCCTGCGCCCCAACCTGAACGGCCCCAGCCGCCTATTGGGACGATTACGTCAGCCATTACGCTATCCGTATAATCGCGTTACTTGCATCAGCAGTTGGAAAAACAATCGTAAAGTCACCTGCGGTGGATGTTTTGTCCGCGCCGAAGTCCAAAACTACAACAGTCGGATTGGTTACCGAAATTGACGTAGTGTTGGGTGTAGTATTATATATCAATGCCCCACGTGCCGTAATTGTTGCGCTAGAGAACGTTTCGTCTTGAAAGTCCGTCAGTGCCGTAGTTCCGGATGAAGTGGGATCGACATTAGTTAATGCGCCGCCGCCTGCCGAGTACCCTGTGCCGCTTACTTCGTCAGTAGCAGTATATGCAGTCGTAGCCGCAGTAAACGACGCATTATTGTCGTAAAGCGCAATTTTAAAGGTATCGCCGTTGGCGAGATCAAAGTCGTGGACACCGTACAATAGCTCTTTCTTGAACGATGTACACATGAAGTTTCCGCTGAAAGCCATGGTTACAGTCTCCTAATTAGTTCCGCTAGTTCTTGATTACCAGAATCAATCACTGCGTTGTACACGGTTGTTCTATCACTTTTTATCGCTTCGCGCATGTAAAATTCTAAAACTTTTACAATGTGTTGACGAAAGGCGTGTGCTTGTGCCTGTATTGCAGGGTTTGCAGAGTCACTAATAGAAATAATTTTATTAGCGCATCTTTCTGCAATTTCCTCTGGGGTAAAACCACGATTCTGAGTAGTGTGTACTTCTACTTTAAAATCAGGGTTTAAATCTAAATCTAGTGCAGGGAAACTCATTGTTTCGGCCTCACTAGCATACCGGTACGATAATCATCGGTTACTTCTTTGTTTTCACCAAGCATTTTCATGCCTGTCATCGCTTCGGCAAATCTTTTTTCATAGGCGGCCATTATATCCTGTTCGCCCTTCATATAAATATATGCTTCAATTAAACTGCCATAAAGCATGGCCATTTGTGCGTTTTCACTAAGCCACGTGGTTCCTGAACCTGCTCCATCGGTCAAACTTGCCGGTCTATAGAAGTAGTGTAGCTCCACGGCCCTTGCAGCGTCGGGAGTAGGACCGAGAATAAAATTATCAATGTCAAACACCGCGTAAAAACGCGGATTACCCGTCGTTGCCGGGTCTGGGTTAAAAGATTGTACAAAATCAGTGTCCTTAAACTCTAAAAACGTCCTGTCGCTGTTAGCATCTACAAAAGAAAGCGAAAACGGAGCTAAAAAGTCACTAGGACAAGCCAAATACTGGTTAGCCTGCGTCATATTGCCGCTGACGTTCTTACGAAAGAGGCTTAACTGCACGTTTTTGAGTATTCTTTCCTCTGCCTGACGTATAAATACAGGCAAATTGTTCACAAAAGACGTTTCATCGTTCTCTGCGTAGTCCTGTATCGCTGTTTTTAGCTGATCGTATGTAAAACTCATGGTGTCACCACCGATACGGTGCCCACGGCACCTTGTAAAGCGTCAGTTATATCTAATTCTGAAGGCATTTCAGCCGTTCCCGCCGTACTCCAGTTGCCATTACCCAAATAGACAATGCCATTTGTGGTAACTATCAAGAAAGCACTGGTAGGGTTATCTGAATCAGGCCTTGCGTTTTGCAAAGCTTGCGGATCAGACACGGTTCTAAAAGGACCAAGTTGAGGCTGCTTTGGTTCATACTCATCTGGACCCACAAGCAAGCCGTTCCACTCTTTTTTCATCACCTTGTAGGGGTATCTGAAACCAGAGCGGTCTGAAATAGCGTATGAGTTTTTACCAGATGCGAATTTAGCCATCAGCCCGTCCTATAATATTCGTATCTAGGTACAACATTAAAGGAAGACCTATCCCTATCTTCTGTTGCAGCCCTATCAAATTCTTCTTCGTACATAGCTTTAAGCATCTGAACTCTGTTTGGAGCCCTCTTCAAAGCAATGTAATAGGCTAATCCTGCGGCCAAACACGGATAAAACCGGAAAGGTAAGTCCATTGTGTTGGTGTAAACGTCCGCATCGTCCATACGAGTAAGTGCATCGTAGTAGATAACGTCCGTACTATTCTGCGGGACAGGCCAAATTTTAAGGTTTGGAGTAATTTGACGGTCTAAAAAGAACTGATTAGGCCTGCTTTGTGTCGTTTTTGTCGGAATTGTCAGATATTCATCACGACTCAAACGCTCTAAAGCATAATCTGTACCGTCTCTGCGGATAATTACAGACAATACGTCAATAATATCGCCACTCAGGTTGTATTCTCCCGTGCCTTGCACAAGAGTTAAAGAACGCTGTTTAATGGTCCACTGATTCAACCCACGGTTAGCCCAGTCGGCCAGCAAAAGATTAAGCGAACGCTTCGCTGTCTTCAGGTCGTAACCAGTACGCACCTCAAGGCCGCATCGCTCAAACGCTTCTTCAACGTACTCAGCAACGTCCAGTTCAAAATCTTTGCTATTAGAAACAGTCATTAGCTTTTAACCAGTTTATAACCCTTGTCTTTAGCCATCTTTCTAAGAGTAGCTAAATCAGTTCCGCCTTTTTTCATAGGTTGCGTTTTTGCCATTCCACCCATCCGCATTTTCTTGACGGGGGCTTTTACTTTACGAGGTTTCATCGCCATTTTTCAGTCTCCTATATAATTGCTTTCGCTTATCAAATATCTCACAAGCGTTGTATTCGCCATCATAACTATCATAATATCCCTTTTTGTCCAACTTGTCTGCTGCTTCTTGTAGCTTGGACAATCGTTGTACGAATATCATGCTGTATTCGGTATCAGTCAATGCTTCAATGGCGGTTTGTTCGGAGGCTTCGGTCACCTCGTCATCTGGGTGAAAACCCATCAACCATATGTCTTTATCAATAAAAGTACCCGCAGCAATAAATTCGTTCATTGCATAAAAGTAGTCATGAAAAGCTTCAGGTTCTTTGTCGTTAGCTAAATCTACAATAACGACAAGCTCAAAATTGTCATCAAATTGTGAAATACACGAATATAAGGTCTGATAAGAATCGTCATACTTAAATAAGATGGCGACTTTATCTTCCATCCACGCTTTTCTAGCGTAGGGACACGGGGGCAAATCGTTGTAGTAAGGGCTAGGCTTTTCCAACACCTCTGTAGACCACTGCATGATTTCCTGCACAATGGCTTTTTCTACGGGCTCGTTGTAAAAAGCTACGTTCATGATCGAC